CCAGGGACTTGAGGGCGTTCGCCTCCACCTCCCCGGTGAAGGGGTTCATATATGGTTGCAAATCCGTTCCGGCCAGGGTCTGGGGCGTGATCTGCTGCGCGGTGTAGGCGTTGCTGCTGTTGGCGATGCCCTGCGCCTGCGACCCCAGGCCCGCCATGAGATTGCCGGTCTGGCCCTGCATCCCCCGGATCGCAGCCCCGGCGGCGTTCTGGTCCGCGTTGCGGTCGGCCACGCGCTGCCCGCCGTATTGTTCATAGGGCGTATTGGCCACGTAGTTCTGCGCCGCGCCCAGGTTCTGCTGGCCCGCGCTCTCGATCCACGCTGGCAGCTCCACCTTGGTGCTGGTGCTGCCGCTGCTGCCGCCGCTAGGCATGGTCGCCTCCCTCCAGGCTCTTGGTCCAAAATGACCCGCGCCGCTCCCAGCCCCAGGCTGGCAGCCCGACGCGGTCCCAGCCCGGCCGCCCTCCGGCCTCCATGCGCGTGGCCCCCTGGCTCGCCGCCCACGCGGTCACCATCGGGTCCATCGCCATCACGCCGCCCAGCGATCCGGCCGCGCCCGCGATCCTGACGGACCGGCACAGGGGGTAGTCTATCACCTCGGTCACCACCAGGGCGTCAGCCCCCTCCCATATCTGCGCCCTGCCCTCCCTGGCGGCCTGGACGACCCAGTTGATGTCCTGGGTGCCCCCATACTCCAAGGCCCTCCCCAGGCGCTCCAGAAGCCTCTGCTGGCGTGCGTCCATCACAGCGGCTTGCCCTTCGCCATCTTGACGGTGGTGATCGCCCCGGCGTTGGACACGGTGACCTTCCAGGCGCTCCCATCCGGGGAGATCAGGAGGGCGAAAGGCGAGGCCGTCTCGGTGGAGAGGACGCGGTTGAAGGCGAGCGAAAGCGTGTCAACCAGACGCTGCGCCCAGGTCAGGTCGTAGCTCGTGCTCATCGGGTGGGGGATGTTGGGGTTCACCTCCGGCCCCCCGGCACCACGTCGAGGCGCATCTCGCCCACGGTCCAGGGTTCGTCCTCCACCTGTTCCAGGCGGAAGCGGATGTCCCGGCCGGAGAACCGGCACTCCACCCACCCGTCATCGTAAGGCGTGAACGGCCCCTCGAAATACTCGACCGGGTCGTCGGAGGTTGACCTAGTGAACGCGGAGAACGTGGTGCAGTCGTAGGACGTCCCGTTGTCGAGCTGCGCGCCCACCACGTGCATGATGCGGTCGCCATTGGCTGGCCCCGCCTGGGCGGCACTCTCGATGAATACCTGCCCGGCCCGCGTCTCCCCGGCGGCGGTCCACCCCGTCTCATGCTGGTAGATGTGGTTGTCCGTTCCGGCCATGAGCGGGGTCGGCCAGACCCCGGAGCCATCGATGGCGGACCGGCCAAGCCTGCCGATGGTCCACCAGTGTTCCAGATAGTTGTAGACTATATATGAGGTGTTCTCGACCCCGATGTCCTCGGGGAAGAAGAACCAAGCCTCGGGGAACGTCCCGTTGGCGCCGCCCACCATCCGCGCGGACAGGCTATCGGGGACCGCCCGGCGGAAGAAGTAGTCCGAAACGTCGCAGGGCACAGGCTGCACCGTTCCATTCGTATAGGTCCAAAACGCCCCCGACCCGGCCCAGATCGCGCTGCCCGCAGCGGCGGCGAATGCGTTGGGTCCGATCAGACCGCAGCTCTGCCCCACCCGCTCGAAACCGTAGACGGCGGGCAGGCCCACGTAGCGGGCGATCCACAGCTCCTTCTCGGTCCATAACAAGATGCCGCCGCGCACTTTGACCGCATTCACGAACACCCCCTGGCAGTCCAGCTCAAGGAACCCGGCGGTATTGTTGGGATCGGTAAACGTCCAGTTGTTGAAGTCTTCCCTGCTGCACCATGCGATCCCGCGCGGCTTGCCGCCCGCCCCGAAGAGCATCACGTGGCGCTCCTCCGTCACGATCACCCCGCGATTGTTCAGGGGCGCGTTGGCGATGGGCGTGGCGATGGCGTCGAAGGTCGCCGTGGTCGCGCTGTTGGGGGACATATGGAGGAGGCGGCCATCGGAGCTGGCGACCGCCATGATGTCCTCGCCAAACGTGTCGATGGTCCACGTCGGCGCCCGCTGGTAGGGGTTCCCCGCCGGGCCGAAGGCGCCCGCATCGCGCGGCGTGCTGTAGGTGGAATAGTTATGCGGCCCGGTGCCGTAGCCGCCGCCCTGGTTCAGCGGCGGCAGCGGAATGAACCCCGCCGGGGTCTTATCGATGATCTGGTCCTGATCGAGGAGCAGCAGCTTCGTGTCGGTCCCGATCACGAGGTAGCGGATATCGAGGCCCGACCGCCACGCCAGCATCTTGCGGGCGGGCGAGGCGAGGGGCGAGCTGGTCAGGCGGACCCAGCCGCCCACCGGCACCAGCCCGCCATTCCGCCACCGGATCAGGTTGGCGTTCCACCAGCGTCCCCTCTGCATCCCGTCGCTGCCGACGCGGGCGATGCCGGGCGGGAATTTGAGGGGCGACAGGGTCATAGCTTGCCCAGGCCTTTCATCGGTCCGGAAGAGAACACCTTGGGCAGCTTCACTGCCTTAACCTTCACGGTCGGCGCCTTGGCCGCCGCGATGGAGAGGGCCTTCGGCAGGGCCGCCTGCTTGGGCAGGGAGGCCTGCTTCGGCATCTTGGGCGCGAGCATCGGCGGCTTGAAACCACCCACCCCCTTAGCCATTGGTAACCTCCCTGAAGTGCGGCTTGGGCTGTTCCGCCGCCGGGGGCGCCTGGAGTTGCTCCGCGATCTTCTGGATGAGCTGCGCCACCTCCTGATAGGGGGACCGCGCCAGCAGGGCGAGGACCGCCTGCCACTCCTCTTGTTTCAGTTCGACCTTCATTTGGTAGCTCCTTGCTTGGCCACGTCTTCCTGCAGCCGGTTCAATATCACGCCCTGCGTCTGCTGGGTCGCCTTGAGGTCGCCCATCTGCTGCTGGAGCGTCAGGAGGCCCTCCAGTATGCGGTCGGCCCTGGAGGTCAGGCCCTCCACCTTCGCCGCCGTGGTCTGGACCGGACCGGACCCGTGCGTCTCCAGGGCGACAATCCTGATCTCGTGGTTCGCGCCCTGTTGCCTCATCGTTCCTATCTCCGACCCGATGAGGAACACATAGAGGGCAATCGACAGGGCGGCGCCTGCAACGCCAAGAGTGATCCAGCTAGGACGTTTTGGCGGTTGCTCTTCCATCTCATGGCCGCCCCCACAGCCAGAATACCTTGCCCGCCAGATAGACCCGGACCGCGCCGTCCCGGTAGACGGACAGGGTGAAGCCCCGCCCGGCCTCGTTGAACACCCACCGGACCCCGCGCGGGTTCATATCCCCCGCCCTGCCGTCGCCAGGGCGGCCCAGATCAAACCGATAACGATGTAGTAGAGTGCTCGGTCGCTCATGTGATATCACCATCGCATGTAAAGGAACCGATATGACCGAAACATACACGACGATGCCCCTCCGGATATCATCGGAGATGCTGGCACGCATAGACGCATACTGGCACGACCACCGCCTGATGAGCCGCGCGGCGGCGATCCGCGTGCTGCTGACCTGGGCGCTGGACGCGTCACGGCAGGCGCCTCGGCGGCCCCAGGCCGACCCACCGGCCGCCCAGCAGGATGTCGAGCAGGAATAGGACCATCACCAGCGCCAGGATCACCTGAACGATCAGCATGAATGGCGGCGGCAGGGGCAGAAGCTGAAGCACGTAGTAGATCACTCCGAATATCAGGCAGAGGATCAGCAGGTAGACGAGGATGTCGATCATGCTCTAGTTCCCCTCTGCCATGTTCATAGGTCCGCGCTGGCGGTGAATATCGTGTTGATGATGGCTGTCCCCGTGACTACGGCGGGAGCGCCCGCATTGATGGAGTTATTACCGGCGTTCACGCCCCAGGTTATGGTCCCGACATTGTTGTTGGTGTTGGAAACGGGGGTGATCGTTGGCGCCGCCCGCATCGTCACGGGCAGCGGGCTTGTCACATACATATTGGAGGAAGCCGGTTGGTATCCGCCGAATACAATCTGGCCCGTGTAGAAAAACCGCTGGCACTGTTGCAGTTGCGTGACCGGATCGAGCTTTTCGAGCGGCGTGGCCGTGGAGCCGAGTTCAAGCTGGACGCCGTAGAGGTTCACCGTGCCGGATTGGACGCCGATATTACCGGCGGCGGCGTTCTGCGTCGCGCCGGATGAGAAATAGATTTGCAGCGCGGTAAAATGGTCGTTGTTTGTGCCTAGCGTCTTGCCGCTGATGCTGGGCAGTGTGATTGTCGTGGTATAGCGCGCAAACGTTGGACCCGGCGTAATTGAATTACCAGTCAAAAGCACTTGCACGGCAGTAGACGGCGAACCGCCTGTGCCGAAATTCTGCGTCATGTTGATGCCGATTTTAGGCGTTCCCGCCGTGTATCTAGCCCAGAACGACACGGTCACCGTCTTGCCCGCGAGCCGGCGGACATTCTCAATACGCTGATCCAGCCGGTGATAGGCTCCCGTCGCCGCATTGCCGGTGAAGTTGTTCAGCCAGAAGAAACCGGCTTCCTCGTCGCCAATCTCGGCCCGCCCCCCATCCCCCAAAGCACCCTGCGAGGTGTTGGCGGTATCGGTGACGCCAGTTAAATACCAGCGGTCCAGTGTGGTCGTGCCAAATGCAGTGAACGGCCCCGCCCCGCGCTGCGCGATATTGAACATGCTGTTGTGCAGATAATTCCTGCCCACGTCATGCAGCGAGGTCGCCACGGCGTCGGACACGAACTTGGTCGTGGGGATGGTGGCATCGCTGTCGCCGGGCTGGGGCTGCGGCACCTGGGGGTCGCCCGTGAAGACCGGGCTGTTGATGCCCGCGTAGACATTGGCGGATGTGCCGGATATCCACTTGGCGCCGTCCCAGGACCACAGGGTGCCATTGGGGCCGGTGTAGGTGGCGCCGGTTGTGCCTGGGGGGAAATCTAGGGCCATGTCTATAGGTCCGCGCTGGCGGTGAAGGAACCGATGGCATTGCAGGCGCCGGTTGCGGTTGCCGTCGCCACCACGCGCACAGCCCCCGGTCCTTGCGCGTCCATCGTCACGCCAG